CCTCGGTTACGTGTCGCCTGGAATTGACCAGGTTGTGGAGGTGCAACAACAGGCGCTATTCGAGTGAGCTGACCACCTGCGCCAGCGGCTTCTCGCAGCTCTCGCCTTGCTTCAAGCCCTCTGAATCTTTGTCCGAATAGTGCCATTTTATTTCCTTTCGTAATTTTCTTGTATTTTACACCAAATGGGTGTTGTATTGCAAATTATCCAAATGTGAGATCTCCTGAGATGTCGGCCATAACAAATTGGTCAGAACGTTTCAGATATCCAGACACTTCAAACCCCCTAAAAACTTGGTCTGGGAAAAACGCTGAGTTCGGAAACGGCACACTGCCCGGAAGTGCCATACTGACTTGAGGTATTGGCATAGTCCCTCCAACGTTGTAGGTAAAAGGGTATACCTCGTTCTCGGTTACGTCGTCGGGCGCAGGCCCTATAGACACATCTCCGGCAGAGGATGCGAAAGTAATTTCAGCATCCAATGAGCGATCTGGGGACGAGTCGTTAGAAGAAAACTTTGCTTCTAGACCAATCTGGCCCTTAGTAAAGATTCCGGGATGCGAACTTAGGTCGAAAACTCGCGTCCCGTCAGATGTAAGTACCACGGCTTTGTCTGCCCTCATAAATAAGTTTGAGATGTCTCTCCCATAAGTCATTGTGAGGTGCGCTTCCGATAACACTCCTGCCAACGTTCCCAGGGCATTATAAGCGGAGTTCCACGCCTGAAGTACCTCTGCATTCGTGGTGTCTCCGTTCACACCTAATGCGTGAGCGACACGCCTTTCATCTACCTGGCTTATTAAAGACCTGGGTATCGTGTCAGTTTTATAATACACGATTATATCTAGAGCTTCCTTTATTTGGTCGTATATTCTATAGTCTGTTTGGTATGTCAGCGGTAGCCAAGTGTCTCCATAAGAACCCTCCGACAAGACGCGGGTTGATCCCAGAGCTATGCCTGAAAACTCGGTCTCGTCTGTTGCTCCTTTTGTGTGTATTGCATCTATACTGGTGTGCCTAGACTTCATATTTTGCCTGATCGTGGCTATCAGCAATCTTAAATCTGTATCTCTCCTCATGCCGGAGAAATCGGAAGCCACCGGGAAACGCTTGCCCGCAATGGGCCATGTTGTGGGGAACAAGTCCCCGAAGAGATCTTCTCTCTCATTAATGGCCCAGCAGAATTCCGCTAGAATTGTCGTCAGATTGTCTATCCTGACCCCGTCATAATTTCCGTTGTTAAACCAAGCCATCTATGCCTGCCCTCTTTATGATAAGAAAATTAAAGATATTCGATCCTCCCCAGACAGCACGGTGAGATCGTCAGTAGAATCGTATACAAGTTGACCGGGATTATCCCCTTCGTCTTGTATTGTTTTAATTCCGTGAGCATGACTAGCTCTGGCCAAAGCCTCTCCGCTACCTCCGTCAGATTCTCCACCGCCCCTTAGAACTGTTGCGGAGTCCCCCCTCACAACACCAGAAACTTCTTCCTCCTCTGTTGTTGGCGCCCGCGCAGCACCTTCCACAACCAGATCGGGGGGTATCTCTTCCGTCCTGCCTCCGATGCCGTCCTGCCTGGGCGCTGTCAACACATCAATCTGCGCCCTTAGCACCTCGACAATCTCCTGCAGTTCTCGAATGGTCTTCTGGGCAGCGGGGTCTTGTACTTCGTTCGGCATGGTCATGCCTTGGATCTGCGACCTGTGGCGCGATCTGATTATGTCAACCATTATTTCTCTCCTCACGCACGTTGCAGTACCCCCATGCTGGTGGCAACGCCAAGCTCGACGATATCCATGTCCGGCTTAGACGTGGTGACAGCCAATTCCCATTCGCGCTCTGGGCGCATCTGCGGCAAGCGGATGGCGTCATCGCTCGAGATAACTACATTAGTGATCCTTGTTCCGTTCACGAAGAACTCAAGATTGATCGTGGCGCCGCCGCTGTAGTCGGCCAACACCCGCGCACACGAGAAGGCCGTAGGTCGTGCTGCCGTTATCCTGGTACTCGACCACGTGTATGGAATGTCGTCACGCTTGATTATTACTGCACCATTGGCCGGCATTTGAATTGGCCGCACCATTTGAATTAAGACCTCGTTGACAGTGTCGTTCGAGCCTCGACCATCAGAACGGTAATCTCCCGTATCTGGCCCAAAGTCAAACTTGAAAGACTCGCATCGAGGGAGGTTAATCCTCATCTCTTTGCCGGACGTGATCTTTACATCGGTCGGCGTGGTGGACCCGTCCAGATAAAAGCGCATCGTGAGCGTCTCTGACGTTGAGTCAACGCGGACGTTTGCTATCTGGTGGCCACCATCCAGCTCGTAGACCTTTTGTGACCAAGGGGTCAGTCTCATCTCCCCGACGCGCTCCCTCACTATGGTTCCCGTAGGGATAGACTGCCTGGGTATAATAGCAACGCTTCTTATCTTAGGCTGCTCTGCGTTTTCGCAAAAGATGTCCAGGGTCCAGTTCTCGTGATTGGTCATGGTCGGGGCAAAATAAGCCGGCCTACCGTCTGATATGCCTCGGAGGTATTGTATTCCGTCGCTATCGGTCAGGCTGATGATTATAGGCTTGCTTTCTGGATACCAGTCGGCGCTCACGATAATCGCACCCCAAGATCCCGGGGACACCATCTTGTATCGAATGCGCCTGATCGACTCTGGTTGCTCAAGGGTAACTGTATCGCCCACACCTTGTTCAATGTCAGCGAACAAGGTAACGCTTCGAACCTCGTCGGTGTCGGCAGCGCTGAACGCTATATCGAACTCGGTTCCCCAAATATCCAGGGGAACTTCGTTGTTTAGATCTGTGTCGGACACTACGCCATTGTAATTTGAGGTAGTGCTCGGCTCGGGTGTTCCCAGCTCTACAAAATAGCGACCGCTACTAGACCTGTTTGTGGTTATTGGCGGAGTCGCTGCGACAACTTGAGCTGTACTCCTGGTTCTGGATTCAGATACCGAATTGGTCTCTGACCCGTCCGCATACACCTCGAGAGTAACAGGGTAACTGTTTGACTGTACAACTGCGCTTTTGATATTTACCCGCTCAGAGAATCGAACCCGCTGCCAAAACCATGGCGGGGGGGAGTTGGCTCTCTTGTTCCATCGCGCGGTACCGGCGACATCTTGAACTTGAAGGGGAATCAGATTGAGCGTTTGTATCTCTTCGGTGTCGGCAATATCTACTTCCCAAAGCGACGCCTCCGGGAGCGTCCGGGGCAGTTGGAAGTAGTCCGCATTACCTACTGCTTTATTGAAGACTTCTACGCCGTCAGCACGAAGTATCAGATTAAGGCCAGCATAGTTTGACGCGCCTATAGAGCAAGCCGCAAACGATCCCTTGTCAGGGAACCTGTAGCGCAACCCTCGCCACGTGTGAGATCCAGAGAGACTAACTCCTTCGCTAGTAATCTGCTGTGTATCTGCCGCAAAGAGGAAAACCTCGTTGATTAAGTGGTTGTCCGCGCCGAATGAAATATCTACAGCGTGGGCGCGGACCTCACCTATGAATCCATCGAATTCGCTATAGGTGGTCGGGAGCAGAATCTCTTGAGCATTCTCGATGACCATTGTCCTGGTCGATTCGTCTGCCCCTTCAATGTACGTATTCATAGTGACCGGGTAGCTATCTGAGCGGACGATGATGCTCTTTACTTCTTCTTCTCCGACGAACTCATATCGCGCATGAATCCACGGAGGAAATCCGTTTTCGTTGCTACCGACACGGATAATCTTACCGGATTGTACCTGCGATCTTGGGAGAAGGGTCACGCTGTATACCTGAGTGCTGGCGATGACGTCAATCTCCCACAGCGTGGCCTCAGTCAGCGTGCGAGGAAGCTCGAAGGCGTTTCCGTTTTGGACTATCTCGTTGTACACTTCGACGCCGTCTGCATAGATGATCATAGTGACGTTGCCTATTGACTCGTTATCGAGATTTTCGCCAATCCCATAATCATCAGCGACTACCTGAGCAGCGACGAATTTGCCCCTGTCAGGAAAGGAGAATAAATTGCCTCGCCAAGACTGCGCATTGACCATGTTAATGGCGCCACCGCTTGGCAACTGGTTGACCATTCTTGTGGTGAACAAAACCTTATTGACCTTGTAATCGTCACCGCCGAAATCAAATTCAAGAGAGCTACACCTAATGTCGTCGAATCTGTATTCCTCGTCGTTGGTCAGCAGCACGGTTGTCGCCGTGTCGGAACCGTTAAGGTAGAGATTGACTGTGATATTTCCGCCGGCTTCTACGGTAAGTCCTTTGAGGAACGTCTGGGAGTCAACACACTCGTATCGCTTAAATAGCCACGGCTGAACGATGGACTTAAATTCGCTCAGGGTCTTACCCACGGGCTGCGTTTGCTGCGCGAACAGTGTAAGGCTGTTTACCTTACCTGTCGTAATAACCTCAACGCGCCACAGATCTGAATCGGCGATTGTCTTAGGCAGAGAGAACACGGTGCCGCTGGTCACAGCCTCTGTGTGCCTCAGCACTTTGCCGTTCTCGTGGAACTTGATCGTAGCCGTCCCTGCTCCTTCGAAAGAACATGTTCCCGCAACGAAATGCCCTCGATCTGGAAACTCAAGCCAGATAGACTCCCATACCGGGGTGTTTTCTGGAGTCAATTGAACGACGCTTCCCGCTTCGCGAACTTGACGTTCGAAAAATTCCATGCTGCGCACGGTGTTGTTGGTCCTGACCTCAAACTCCCACTCTCGCGAATGGTTCATGTAGGTAATGCCTTCCTCGTCAGTGTCGGAGGCCGCTGGAGGTGGCGCATATCTAGGGGGAGACGCGCTGCCGTTAATTACTTCAGGAGGGATACCGCCCGCCCCGACAACGCCTGTATTTTTAGTCACGTCATTTGCTTCGAACTGGCCAAGCAGAACAGGCGTGTCGTCCGGAATGGTGTAGGTCGCCGTTGTGGCACCACCCGTTACAATAATGTCCACCTCTCCGTCGGCCACGATACGGGCGTACTCGAACAGGGTGGGTTGGTCAAAGCGGTACCTGCGAGATTTCCAATGGGTAGTCTTCTCAGCGACTGTGACGGGAGGAGTTACGAGGCTTCGAGCGAATCGCGGATATCTATCAGGGACGGACTTCTCCACCCCAAAAGTAGTCACCGCGAGAGACGAGTCTAGGTCAAACCTAACTCCAAAATCCGTTGGAGCCTGGGCGTACACAACCCTGCCTTCTACACTAACCGCCATTGCAGCCGGATTAAATTCTTGCCACTGATCCTTTGTAAAGTGGTTCTGTGTTATGATAGATACACCGTTGGCGTTAGCGGCTGCTAAACCGTCGTCGGTGGCGTAATACGCTGTCTGACCCAGTTGCGCGAGTCCGGCTTGCGACAGAAGGGGGTGGGCTTTCGAAATTATATACTTGCTCATTATTTTAGGATTACTGCCAGACACACCGAAGACTCTGCCGCCGCCCTCTTCATTGGTCGTGAATACAAGAATAGTGTTTCCAGTGATAGCTATGCTAACAATGTCTTCTTGGAAAGGAACGGTGTTCTCATCCGGCCAGGACCAAAATCTAAAAATATCCGATAGGTACAACGTCTTCTCGAAGAAAGCGACAGCGAATTGCGCGGGGTGTACTACTATCCCGGACAGAAATTGATCCTTGTCTACGCCTGCGGGGTAGTTGCCAAATGGTGGGATAATCTCGCCCTGAAGAAATGGTCTCGGCTCAAACACTGTCGCCAGATTAATGTCGTCGACTAAAAGGAAGTTGTCAGTGCCCGTGGCGCTGCGATAGAGTCTGTTCTTGTTGTACAACCCTCCTCCGCCAACCTCATCATCCGGGATGTTGGCGAACGGAGTATTGAGCGTCAGGAACTGTCCAGGCATCACGGTAATTAATTCACTCACTTCTGATGGCGGACCCTCTTCTCCCGGGTCTTCGCTGGTTAGCATAGACTGAACGTAGAACAGGTGCTGTCTCGTTCTTAGGACGTAGTTCAGGTTCACAATAAACGTGACGATGCCTTCGTTTCCAGAAACAAACCTATCGTCCTGACCAGGAAATGTATAAGTGACAGTCGGGCTAAAGTCTGTGTTCAAAAACTCGTTGTCGAACTTTGGGCCTTTCACATCAATAGGTTGGAAGCTACCGTAGATATGGCTTCCGTACCCCGGCGCCGAAATAGTCAGAGGAACGTTCCCTCCGGGCAACTCAGGATCTTCAAGTGTTACTGGATTTGGATGTGATATGGTCTCATCTGGTCCACCAATACTGAATTGCGAAAAGTGGAATTGATAATGAGGCCCGCGAAAACTGTAAGGGATATCGATATCGAAGTTGGCCCAGAAGCCATGCATTTTGCAGACCAACTCCAGACCAGTATCGGTGTATCGGGTGTCTAGTATTTCAAGATTGTCGGCATACCTCTCTACCTCATAGGTTCCGTTGGTTGGGTGAATCCACGACTTCCAAGCGTAGGCAGTAATACTCAACCATTCTGCTGGTTTGCAGGCATAATCTACCGACTTTTTGCTTGGAGGATTTGGCTTGGCAATTCTAATCAAGTCTTCAGCAGGTATCTCATTTTTCAGCAGACCATTCTCGTCGACATTACTGTCTTTTGGAGTGGATGTGGCCGGAATCCATCCAGACACACCGTTGGCGGTGGGGTCGTTGACCACAGAGACAGGCACCAGGGCACCCGAAGTAAGCTCGCAGTTGTGTGCTATCTGCGCACCTTCTTCGGGCAGCTTGTCTGGCTGAAGTCTCGGAATCAGTCCGTCAAATTTATTGATACGGATCGGCATTAAGGAGGTGTTCCTTTCTAGGCCGGGTCAAGGATCTCAATGTCAAACGCGGGAACTGTCACGGTATTACCAGACGTCACAGATTGAGACACTGTCGTGGTAACGTAAAGCAGGGTAGACCCATCATCAAGAGAGATGTGCGTACCGGTGCCCGTGGTGTCGACGGTAACGCTCGCCTGTTGACCTACGGTGATCTTGCGACCGCTGGTGTCACCATCTCCCACAACGTAGTCGCCATTGCCGTCACCAGCCGTGAGAACAACGTCCGCTAGGCTCACGGCAGCAATACCCGCAAAGTTGGCCGGCTCGCCCGAGCAGAGATTCATGTTGACGCAGGTCGCGATCTTGTCCATTGCCGCATCTAGTACAGCATCATTAACTGATTTAGCCATTTGTCTTATTCCTTTACCGCCTCGCGGTGTTTAGACTACCAGCGTCACTTCGTCGGCAGTGTGTTCGTGTTCCGCGTCCTCTACGGATAAGTCCGCATGAACGATAATCGGTGTTACCTGGTCGGCCAAATGTGTGTGTTCGCAATCGCCCACAACTAGCTCTATGTCTGAGAAGAATTCTGCCATTGTGTCAGTCATAATGTGGCTGACGTCTGGAACTATTAGTATTGCGTTATCCGTAAACGTCAGCTTGTCAGCAACGTGCCCGTGCTGGCAACCGTCTATTTCGAGAATGGATACCATCGACGCACTCTCGGCTGTATGGCCATGCACGCATGAATTGACGGTTATTCCGGCCTCGAGCGCACCAAGATTGTCTATAAAGGCGTGCTCAGCATCATTGACCGTCAGGTCGAAGTGAGCCGAAACTGTTAGCTGCGGCACGGTATGCCCATGTTCCGCATCGTCCACCACTAGTGTTGGGCTGAACTCCGGAACAGTCGACCGCATTACCATATGGCTGTCAAGACCGATTAGCGTAGCGGTCAAGATTATTGGCGTTACCTGGTCAACCGTGTGTACAAGCTCTCCATCCGCTACGGATAGATCAGCATGAACAATTATTGGCGTAACATTCTCAACGGTGTGAGAATGCGAAGCTCCGCCATCACGAATCCAGACATACTCATCTGTTTCGCGAAATGTTCCGGCGAGAGCTACGCTACCTATTACACCGCCACCGAGCATTAGGCTTCCTCGGCTGCCACAATTGCGTTATATTTGTCTGTCGCCAGCGCAATCAGCGCGTCATCTGCTCCAGGCACAAGTGCATCAATTGCGCCCAGGAGCGCATGTTTTTGCTCGGCCACACTCGGGCCGGGATCCATGAGTGTTTTGAACTCTTGTTTCTGTGGTGCCGTGAGATTGGATTTAAGCCAGTCGAACACTACACCTGGGTTCTGCTGAATCTCACGCAAAATTGCTTTGTCTCTTCGTGCCATTGCTTCGAATCCTTCCTAGCTGTTACTTACTCGATGCGCAGTAAAATCAATGCGCTCTATTGTCATCGGATCGGCCAAGGAGCCGTCGCTGGATGCCTCTATCTCTATATAGTCACCATCTGCCAGCGTTACCAATCCAGAGACTCCTATTGAGGTGTCGTCATTATTCCCCATGGTGGCATGCGCAATTGACAGCGTAGCGTCATACGAACCATTCTTGCTGAGCCTAACCTGTATGTGCTTATCTGGAGTAGTCGCATCCTTGAGCGTCACAGAAGCGTCGACGTGATAAATTCCGCCGCCCGCAGAGCCGGCTAGTAATGCACTACGGCCCTTCACGTCTTCCGTGGCGTCTCCGGTTGCCGCTGCGTTCAAAAGGGGCAGATCGATTCCTATGAGATCGGTTCCGCCATCAAAAGTAACAACATAAGTTCCCGCTCCGCCAGTTACGCTAACGCTGCCACCAGCGGCAGATATTGTGCTCAGTAAGTTGAGTGCGTCTTCTACTTCCTGCGCGGTTGAGGCCGGGCTCAAAGTCGATGTGGCCTGCCCTCTGAAGCTAACCGTCTCAGATGCGCCAATGGTTAGCGTCTGGACTTCGTTCACGATGTTGGACGCCAAAAGGGTTGCCCCGCTTGAATGGCCAGAAATCATGGCCCCGAAAGTAACGAACGTATCATCCGGCACATCGTCTTCGTCGTAGAAGTGTGGCATGTCTACGTCTCTGTAAATATGCGCATAGGCTTCTTTGACGAGGCTGGCGCCATCACTCAGCGCGGCAGAAGTTATCTGTACGTCGTTGATCTTGTAGACTTTGCCAGAAGCTACGTCCATGTTTCCTGAGATGGATACGTCTCCATCTTTGAGGAGGCTTGCGCCGTCGCTCAGGGCGGCGGACGTTATCTGCACGTTGTTGATTTTGTAGAGTTTCCCGGAGGCGATATCGAGGTTTCCACCAAAGGTAGCGTCACCCTGAGTGCCGTCGATGGTCAGGGCCACGCCCGAGTCCCAGTTGACAACAAAGTCAACATCGGCTGAGCCGGAGTTGAGCGTCACTGCGCCGGTGTTCTTGACTATCGCAGAATCGTTGGTCAGATTGGATGAAGAAATTTCCGTTCCGTTAACACGATACACGCCCTCCGTGTCAATGTCACCAACTGCATTGAATCCGTAGCTGCCAGTGTTTTTACCCTGGCTAATGCGCCCCGTCAGGCCGTCCATGTAGAAGCCGAAGTTATTCCCCAGCCATGACATATTAATGTTGATGTCTTTCTGATCTTCATTAAAGTTGACAATAGAAGTGCCAAGCTGAAGTGCCGTAGTTCCGCTTTCGGTGTTAAAGTTGATTACGTTCGGTAGAAATTCCAGGTTGGTGCCTTCATCACCCATATGCAAAAGGTGGCGTAACATCTTTAGCTGTCCGCCCTCGTTGATTGCAAAAACGGTAGCCCCCGCACCGTCCTTGATCTGGAACTCCTCAGACGCACCGTCGTTATCCGCATCGAGTTGGAGAATGATATCTTTGTCGGAAGAGATGGTCAGATCCGAATCAATGGCGCCGGTAATTGAGTCTAGCCGGGTGGTACCGTCCTCAATGTTATTGATAGCCGCAGTAATATCGTCCGCGTAGGCCGCAGTCCACGTGACTCGAACTGGCACTGCTGCGAGGAACGATTGCCCGCTCGTGCCTTCCTGAGCGCGTGTGACGGTGAGCGTATCGGTAGACACACCTGTCACTGTCATAATTTCGAAGTTGCTCTCGATGTCGCCTACTGTGATATGTACCTCGCTACTGCCGTCAGGAGCGAACGGAGGACCATCGCCAGCCTCGACGTTAAAGGTGGTCTGAGAATTGTCGATACCGGCATCGAGTGCGCTACCGGCAGCGTTTCTTACTTTTAGGAATGTGGTGGTCATGCGTGTTTCTCCCTCAGATCCTTACGGATAAGATCAATATCTTGCTTGCAAGAACAATCCAGCCGACGTTTCTCGCAAATTTCGTGGGGGACCATCTTGCCCATCGTTAGCTCGAGCCTGGTGAATGTTTTGTTTATGTCGATAAATGTTTTGTTTATTTTGTCTAGTTGGTGACTGATGAATCCGCATATAGGCAGGACGATAGTCACCAATAAAGCAACGGTCTTTAGAAGTTCAGTACTGATTATCATAGTGCCCTTTCGAAGAGGGCGAGGAACTTCTGCGCCTCCTGTGCGTTGGCCGTATCGGCATTATCCTCCAAGAGAGCGCGGTAAGCGGTGTAGTAGGCCAGCGCGCTCTCGTATCTGTCTCCGGTAGTCGAATTGAGCGTAACTACAGAGATAGAACCAATTGTCTCGAAGTCAGTCATAAAGAGATCTGGTCGAAGTCGATAAATCTCCTGTTCGCCAGCGTCGACATAATCATTTAATGTTCCGGTCGCCCACCTCGGTGTAGAAAAGGTGTCTTTCAGTAGGCGCCTCGCTAGAGCTACTACGGATGACTGTGTCATATGAGTGGTATCTCCACTAGTATATTCTGGCTTCTGCGTTCGACAACAAACTCGCTTCTTGCGGTAACAATTTCTTGTTCAAAAAGCTGAAAGTTGAGACGAGAATTAACCTCATCTCTCCACTGCCTCTTCATGTTCAGAAGCGTATACAAAGTGCCTGCTACAAAGGCGCTACTCCATCTATTGACCATTCGCTCAGGGTACAGAGACATGGCAAGTCGAGGCCTCAGCACTACCGTGATAGATAGCACGTCGTCCGCGATTGTGGGGGCCGGATCGAAAGTTATAACGCCACCAGGAGAGACAGTGTACTGGCTCTCCTGAACAATGGTGTCTTCCCTTAAGACCTCGGTCACGCGTTCAATGTCTGTATCCCAGGTTCGCTCGAGTGTGTACGACGCCTGATCTGCTACCGTAGCAATGTCATCAAGAGTATCCAGGAAGATGTTCGTCTCTTTGCAGAAGAGGCGAGCCATTTCATAGAGCTTCTGCTTTATGAAGTTCTCCGGACACCCCGGAACATAGGGGATTATGTGAGGAAGGAGCGTGCTCAGCTCTACGTCAGCCATTATTTCCAGCCGCCTTATTAGCCTTCGCGAGTCTCTCCTTGGCTATGTTGCTTTCCTGCTTTTCCATGTTCTCACATAGCTCCTTGATTTCAATCATGGTGTGACCGGGTACATCCATGTGCCATCGGTTCTTCACATATTCCACCATTTCGGACTTTTTAACTATCCGTTTCCATGGAAACTTCTTGCGTGCCTTGATTGGCTTAACAGGACTCTTGTCGGGTTCTCGCAGCACTATGTCGTCAAGCATAGTAACCACCCCTTGCTTGACGTACCCTACTTCCCAATCCGGATGGATGTTGGCCAGCACCTTAGTCCATGTAAAGACCACTCCGTCGGGGCGCCTAACTATTCTCGTTTTGCTGCTATCGAAACCGACATCAACTCCAGGATCGGATGGCACGACCGCCGGAGCCGAATCGTTGGAAGAGACGTTCAAAACAAGCTCAACGTCCAGCTCTTCAGTAATTGTCATGTCGGTCAGTTCGAGATCTTCCGGTACACCCATATGGGTTGCTTCAATATTTTTGTCTTCCATCTTGCTTCTCCAATCATTTTGTTTTGCTCCTTTATGATGTGCGCCAGGAAGAAGGAGCAGGACTCCCTGGCGCACAAATTGCTACTAGATTACTTCGTAGCAATGACAAGCGAATTCGATTACCGCCGTATCGGTGTCGTCGTCGTTCACCTCGACAGAAATGACGGCGGCGGATGTATACAGCCTACCATGCGAGAACGCGGGCAAGAATGTATTTGGAGTTCCATCAACCAAAATACCGGGCTTAGAACCAGAGACAGCAACAGCGTTAATGTCGAGGCCGTCAATCCAGCGGTCCTGATCACCGCCAAAATCACCAACGTCAACAGTAGACGCGGCGCCCTCGGCGGTAGTAACACTTGCAAAGACGCCGATCACGTAGGTGTTGGCGGGGATATTGAAAAGCTTGACAAAATCCCCGTCGTCCCCGTTGTCGACGGAGGCATCCCACGTTCTCTTTAAGACGAGGTGGTTGCCCGGGTTAATAGACGGAAGCTTAGTCGTTCCGCCAATTCTAAGATCTACAATCGCCATGTTTTAATCTCCTCATGACTTTACTCGTTGAAAAATGAATTTCTACCCCGCACTGTGCAGGGTAGAAATCTCTAGCCTACAACTTGAAGTACAGGTGTCCCATAGCTTCAGGCTTCACAACCTTAAAGCCGTAGACCTGCAGAGCACGAAGCAAATCACCGAAGTCTTTCGGATTCGGGATTATGTTGTGCTCAACCATCTGACTTGCGAACGTGAGCGCCTCAGTCTGACCGAAGATGCTATGCCAAACCTTGACGGTGTCCGTCGCGGTAGCAATGTTATTCGAACAGAAGATGGTGAACCGATCGATCATGCCAACCTTGCCGTTACGAAGAATCGAAACGTTGTCACCAGTAATGCTGGCGTCTTTGAGGTCGGACTTCTTGATCAGGCCGCAAGCGACAGGAGGCAAGACGATATAACGACCCTCGTCGGGGACGTTCTGCTCATCGAGGACAACTGCGCAATCGACAATCTTGGCCAAAATGGTAGACGCCGTAAGCTGGAACGGAGTACCAGAAACGCCAAGGTTAATAGAACCACTCTCGAGGCCAGCAGTAGCGCCAGTGTTGGCCGCGTGAACTTGAGAGTAGACAGCCGCAAGAATATCGGAATCGATATTAATCTTGAGCGTCTTGGACGCATGTTCCGCCCACTTCTTCACGAAGTCGATATCGGACTGCTTCTTATCAACGGTGTTGATAGCGAGCGCCCAATATTTACCCTGGTCAATGTTCAGCGTAACTTTGCTGGGAGGCGGGTTCTCATAATCGAGATCCTGACCCTTGACATAGTCGCGAACAGTGATTGTCGGCAAGGTGCGAATTTCTACCTTGTCACCAGAACTCTTGATCTGGCCTTCATACTTCGTATTAGCAATTGCTCCGAAGACCGTGTCCTTATAGAACTCGATCAGAAGCAATGCAGCGTACAGTGTCGGGATGTAATTACCAGAAAGATCCGGATGTCCCGATGCGATTGGGTATACAGCCATTGCTGTTTTCCTTTCTTAAGAAACTGCGATATAGAGAAGAGAAAAATTTCTCTATTAGTCAGGAACTACTCGACCTTCCCTATAAGCAGAATCGATTATTTCTTCGATTTCAACGGCACGTTTTTCTGTGAAGTCCTTTTGCGTAAGTGCAGTAGCCATCGCCTGTATCTCCGTAACGGTGTATATTCTGCCTTCTGGCTGCACCGGTTGCGGAGCGGAAGCTGCCGTCTGCGGCATTACCTGAGACTGGAGCGATGGTTGCTGAGGTTGAGTAACGACTGGCGCCACAATGGGCACTGCCTTACTCGCTCGGTAAGCGTTAAAGATCGCAGCCGCCGCGTAGGGGTTGAGATCTTTTTCTGCCGTCTCGAGCGTAGCCGAACGCAACTGATGGCTAAGAGGATCAACCTGACCGAGCCAGAGCAAAAACTCCGGGTCGTCATTGTCGTCTTTCCACTTTTTCGCTACCTTATCCAGCGTAGAAAAAAAGTTATTCGTTGCGTCTGACTGTGCGCGTTCTGTTGCCTGCTTCGACTCAAGCTCGTTACGCAGTTTATCTACTTCTCGACCGACCACATTCTGGGCGATCTTCTGCGCAATACCTGTCACTTCTTCACCGTACCCTAACTCTTCTTCAGTAAATCCGAACGGATTATTCGGGTCTACATTTGCTTCCTCGTCCTTTTTCTCGATGAGTTCACGTAAAGATTTAAGCTCTTCCTGGCTACGCTTAGTATCCGCCCGGAGTTCTTTCGTCTCTGCGTTGTACTTGCCCTGCAAAACCCTGTAGGCCTGCTCGGCTTTTTCTCGAGCTTCTTGTTCCGCCGTTAGATCCTGTGTTCCCTGGTCGACCACAGGAGCCGCTACTGGCGCGGTGTTCACTGCTGGTGTCACGGGAGCAACATCTGTTGGGACTTGAGATACGATTGGTTGCACGTCATTGATAACAATAGGTACGTCACCCACGGGGTTAACGTTTTGTACGGTGCCCATGGACTCTGTGCTATTTGCTGCTGCCAATAATGCTTCCAATTTCTCTGTCGCCTGTTCCGGAACTTCTGTTTCTACTGACATTCTTTCTCGCTTTCTGCTCTTTTGTGAGCCTGCTTGTGGAGTAAAGTACCCCAATAAGGTATTCACTTTTTATTCAAAACACTTAAGCCGAGCGAGTGGCCTCGAGACCACCCCAATTCGGTGTTTAAGTGGTAGTGCTCAACCTCGTTTGTAACTCCCTCGAATTGTCAACCGTCTCCAGTATCTCTTTAAGGGCCAACCCTTCGCCGCCGAGTCTCGGGTCGGGATTTGATAGGTTAATATCCTTGATTGACTCAAGGGACTCCCGGAACCAGCCGAGAATTACCTTGAAGTCCTGGTTGTTGCCCAACTTGATAATTGACTGTAGTTGTTCTATCGAAATTCTCTTCATTAGAATCTCCCCCGTAAGATGCGCCAGGCTACAGCGATTCGCTTTCGAAGCGGCAACTTATTGAGTGACGTGCTGAGCTTTTCACTAATCTCTTTTGCCTGTGCCTTCGCCTGCACCTGAAGTGCCTTTAGCAACTTCTTGCGTGTCTTGGGCGTCATTTCTTTTGGGGTTGTGGTCTGTAAAGCAACCGCCTTTTTCTCTTTACCCATTTCCTGCTCCTTCTTGTGGCAGCGCGGCTTGCTGAGCCTGTTGCTCTGCCTGTTTAATCATTTCTTCGTCGGTTGGAACAATATCGTCAGCATTGAATCCATGGGCATCGATAACGTCGCGCAAGAGGCTTGCTCGGCCACGAAGCCCTATGATTGCCAGATCGGTTGGGTTGTTAGTATTAGCCATCAGCTCGTTACGTCTGAGCTGTTGCTGTTCTTTGACCAACTCATGCAGGGCGCCGCGTGGGACTACCTGGGCGTCACCCTTGATAGCCTTATCGATATCAGGGTTCATTAGGTTCCACTGATAGATGTACTCCACTGCCGGGCGAAGCACGTCCTCATCGACATTTCCAATTACACGCTTGATGCCGCGACTTGCTGCTGTCATCAGCATGCTGAGTCCGCTGGCCGTATCTCCCGCGCCGCCTACGTTTGCATTGCCGTGCGTGAATCTAGGTATAAGGGTGCGGTCGTCTGCCTTCTGTTCAAAGTACTCGGCCACCTGCTGAAGTTCTCCGGCATTACTGACGGGTTGGAAGAATGTGATAGGCTGTCTGCCGGCTGTCTTTTGACCATCGTATGGAACGACCATCCAGGGAGCGACTTTACTATAGTCGTAACCTGGCGCTACGGCATTTACGTCTACTCCGACCATTGGTCCGGAGGCGAGCGCCATATTGTTGACCAAAGCCCGCATAGCGTTATTGTTGCCAACCTGGGTATCGCGCATCTTCTCGGGGATACTCTTGCCCCACAAAGAAGAAGGCACCTTCTCGAAGGAGGTGCCGAAGTAGGGTCGCTTGTCGAGGGGGTGCGGATTAAGTATTGCGTTAACAACTTGATCGTCGATGAGTACTGCTTTAATCTGGTAGTATGCCAGATCGTCTTCTACGCTACCACCCCACTCGTTGTACATCTTGCCTTGTACTGGCCCCCAGAACTCGATGGCTTTCAAGATGGACGGCGCCATGCCGCTATTTTTGGACACATCTCTGTTTTCCACATCGGCTCTTTCGGATTCCCCGTCAGGGATAGCGGCAAGATCGGAAACCTCTGTTTTGCCAAGGATGATGTCAATCGCCTTAGTATCCCAACCTTCGATGCCGCGCATCTGAGCAAGCGCCTGACGATCCATCTCCATAGTTTCGCACAGGTAGCTGTCCTGCATACTCCTTGCGTTTGGAGCCGGATAGATGTCGTTTGGATCGATGGCCTTCCATGTGGGTACGATCTTCATCTCCGAGACAAGGGTTCCGTCTTTCCACACCAGTACAGGCCTGCGCTCCAGCACTGGACCTTTGATAACTGCGAGCTGATAGGTGGTGAGATGTTGGATGAACTCGACCATAGTCTTTTTGAAGTCGCCGTCTGCGAATTGGTCTTCGATCTGAGTGGTCATTCGGTCAGACTTTTCTTTAGCTTCGTCCTGAAGGAATGCGAGCTGCTGATCATATAGTTCGAATGCGAGTTCCTGGATCTCTTCGGGGGTTGGTTCCTGCCCCTTGAGTTCTTTCGCGATTTCGTTTGCGATTTGTGCTTTGTCGTCTTCGGACAGAGAGGGGATGGGGGTGGGCTCGAGCGACCAAGGGTTATCGCCTTGACCAGAGATTACGTCTTGAATCCACGCCTCGGCGGCGTCGCACTTCGTCTCGGTAATGTTAAAAAATAGGTCAGAGCCACCACGAGCTTGAATCAAGGCTAGATCGTTGGGGTCATAGTCGCCGTTGCGCTGTCGCTGTGACTGTTGAAGGCGAGTGTTTACGTTCATGGCGTTGCGGTGATTGGCTGCTTCATCGAAATTACCCTTGACAAATGCGGCCAAAAGGGTGGTATTGACTTTGGGAGCTATGGCGCGTTCGCGCTTCTCGTCGCGTTCTTCTTGATCAGATATTAGATCGTCTACCGATTTCCTGATTAATATTCCCAAGCTCTGTCCTTTTGTGGTTAACTCACCCATAAGGGAGGGTGTCAATCAGGGCAACAAAAAACGCGCACAATGAGGTGAGTACTCACTGTGCGCGTAAACGCTTTGGACGGCGGGGATCAATCCGCTTGTTGCCCTGATTCAACTTTCGAAGTGACTATACCACAAAGGTGATAGTAATGTCAAGAACAAATAATCCCGGCTTTTCTTGAAAATCAATTAAATCTAGGAGCTTCTATCCCAGCTCCTGGTAATCTTGCCGTCGACATGGCACTTAAAGGACTGTGCTGCCTTTTTGTTAATAATCATGTCACAACGCTTAATGATGTGTCCTCTGTATATTTGCCCAATCATCTCATTGAACAGAACGACCCATTCCGACCAAGGCAGAAGATCCAGGTAGGGTACACATCTTCGAATGTGAGTCCAGTCGTTACAATCAGTGAGTGTGGAAAATTTCAGATGAGCCCGATGTTCAAACTGATCAATAAACGAATCTAGGCTATCCCTCGTTCCTAACTGCCCTGAATAGATAATCGTGCTTATAGTCAGGTCCGAAGAGAAGTCAGATTGGCTAGGAAGCCGCCAAAGGCCAGACGGGTAGTTTGATATATTGAAGCAATCTATTACTCCGTCCACAGATTTGAGTATTGACGGGAGGGTATAGTTCGTCGTAAGGACAGATCGAAGTTTGGACTCGCGCACAAGGTGCGCTATTTCCTTGAGTCGAGGATGCATGCACGGCTCCCCACCCGTTAGCAGGACATCTTCGAGACCTTGTTGTTCGGCGAAGCTAATGGCGTTAGCTACGCTGTCAAGAGAAATAAACCCCTTGTCGCCCCTGTATTTATCAATGCAAAACTGGCACGACTTGTTGCACTCATGCGTAAGTACTATGTTTATATACGAGCCCGCCACTTGTTTTACTGAGAACATTTAATCTTCCTCAATCGGGAAACTCCTCTTCCCAGAATTTGATATCCATCAATCGCTCCGGCACCAGGTCGCCGGCTGCGACGTGCTCTTGTAGGTGGGCTATAATGTGAGGCGGGTGGGCGCTCTTGAATGCACATCCACACACTAAAATACCATCTTCGCTGCCGTCGTCGGTGCAGTAGAGGTAGATGTCGCTGTCGAATTCTGTTGAGCGGCAGTAGCTCATTCTGCTAATTTTCCTCTCGCAAGTCTCTCATCGAGAATTTCAACCCTGTCAACCATAAGGCTGGAGTGTTCTTCCATTTTTCCGGCTAACTCTTCCCAAAACTCCCGATCCTGCTTAAGGTCTTCAATCTCTTGACGATCGAACAGGATGGTTCTTTTAGCATCTACAAGTTCTCTCCCCAACTCGACGATCTCCGCTACGTTCCTTTGGACTTCACATTCGGAATTGTGTCGCTGTCGTTCAGCTAATTTATTGATTGCGTCAATCTCATCAACTAGACGCGACTTTGTTTTACTCAAAAGGCGAACCCTGTTTAGTTCCTTTTTATTCATGCTTGCACTATCTCCTTCACGCAGCCATATGGGATGACTGTGTAACTTTTGTCGCCGTTAGGTTTGTTGACATCGCATATGGAGTTGGCGATTATAATAGACTCCTCCGTGAGCGACACAAGGAAACCCGTATTGACACATGGAGACGGCTTAGCAGCTTTCACGTCGGCGTGCTTGGTCCAAGCGTTGTTTTCCACTATGTCATCCCAAAATACGTAGACAAGCATGTACTGCTCTATGCCGGGCTCAGAGAGGAGCATCGATGAGGCCTTGACAGGTTTTAGCTTAGTCTTTCTCTTCGCTGTCATCTGCGGCTCCTCCTTCTGTGGGGGTAGGTACCGACTCCAGCTCAGCAAGCAACACAAACTTGCCACACATCGTCTTTACAACTGCCAGCTTATGAGCGTGGACGTAGTCCCACGAGCGTTCAGGATCTTCGTCATCGTTAACATTGACCAATCCACCGAAGTAATAGGTGGTGTCTTCGTCTACTACGAATTTGCCCTGCAAGTTCTCTCCGTCGATACGAGCAAGGAGGATAGAGCCGAGCTGGAAGCTCGAGATTTTCTCGGCGGAACCGATGTTTTCCATGGCACTGGCCCTAATAGACATCTCTGCATCGAACGGAGTTGGGATAGGGGTTTCGTTAGTAATCTCGCTGCCGTCCTTCATGAGTATCCGCAAGAACGCTTTACGCTGAACGACGATCTCCATAACGGCGGTCTTGATTGAGTGAATTTGAACCTGATCTTCCTCTGCCTCTCGACATAGTCGACCGATATTACGATAGTATTCATCAGACTTTTCTTTTTGATCTTTCAGTTCACTTTTGAGGCTTGCCATAGTTGGCTTCGCTTTATTTTTTTTAATTTTCTTCGTCATTTGCTTCAACTCCTTCTCAGTTTATTGCGGATAGTAATACCCACAGGTGGTAACATATGTCGGGGATCATATACAAGAACACAAGCACTGTCGCCCAGGCGGAGAGGACGCCTTGTATCGGGTGAGACAGTTTGTGGCGCTCTTCCTCGTCCAGCTCGTCCCTGATAAGCTTGAGGGCAACCACAGAGGAGGCTACGTCTTCATTTATCTGATGACGAGTTTTCTTTCGAATACCACCCTCAAGCCAGCCGATGACTATCTTGATCCTGTTCAATACTGGTAGCAGCTTTGCAGCCCTTGCATCTTTTATGCCTACCCTCCGGGCTCTTCGTGTGTTTTTTTTGACAAACACTTTTGCTCCTTTGCGTCTCATCTATGAGACATTAATTAGTTAGTGTCTCATATTTTGCGTTTCATGAGACACAAGCCCCAGACGGGGTTACAACTTACTCTTCGCCAAGTACTCTGGCGACCTCTGCTTCAGCATTAGACGGCCCTGCAGCTTCGGGCTCCAGATCTCTTCCAGCCATGGCTTGATGACAATTCCCTCTCGCGCGACATCTGGGTTTAGGACGGAACGTCCGTTGCTGGCGTCTTTGACTGAACCGCCATATGGCGCTAGGAATTCGCTGAGCGGACCACGGAAAATTTCTGGAACTGCCGGTCGTGGAGAATGCCCCTCATCCATGAGAATGAAATCACCAAAGGTTTCCATTATACTTTGGAAAAGACGCGACGATAGGTACTTCCTGTCGGGTAGCAGCGCATCAAAGAAACGGACCTGATGTTTCTCAAGCTTGTAGATGTTGCCCTGGATCCCGGGACCGATCAATTCGCCACGAAGGCAGAATGTCTTAACTTCAGGATAAATCTCAGATAACATAATGTGGAAATAATGGGCGACTCCGACAAGGTTTAGCTCCTTCACCACCCGATGGAAGGTGTGGACCTTCGCCTGCTCCTCAAGGAGTGGCGTCACCGTATGCTTCCGGGTACAGACCTCGTGCTCGCCGGTGGTGGCGTCGTAGGTCATGGCGAAGTTGGTGCCTTCGAGTTTTTCGGTTATCCAAACGTCGCCACACCGTTTCAACTCATCCAGCTCTCTCGGGTGTCGGTCCGCCCCCTCGATGTCGTAGACGGGTACCCATGGCGGAAGTGTGGTGAGCTTAGCAGAGCCGACGAAGACCTCGGGGGGTTCGTATTTGGTGACGCCCAGGCGCTCTGCTATATCACCAATTTCGTCGCGCTCCTCGATAAAATCATACCAAAAGTGCTTGAAGAGCCAATGTGGGAGAGTATCCTCTGGCTTGCCGACGATCCCTTGGCTAATTTCACTCCTAAGCCGGATGGTTTTCACTCGATTTTTCTCAGGGCCTGATAGTCGCCCCTCTAAGCCAAGCCGAGCGATGATGTCGTCCGGCAGAATGCTATCGATGGGGAAATAGACCACCTCGTCGCCCTGCTTATACTCATCTCGACCCGTGATAAACTGAAACTCCAACCCGTCCACCTTGGCGATGTCGAGGCGGTCGGCATTCGGGTGATGGCTGACTTCGCTGATGCGTCTGATTTCGACTGCGAATTTACTCATGATGACAACACCACTTCATCCTCGATGATAGCCTTGGCTTCCTGGAGATCTCCCGCATCCAACCAGCGATGAACTCTTTTGAAGAGGTCTTCGTGGGTATTGATGCGGTTGGCCATGGACTTGAGCGTCTTGGGCACCCATGCCATGTCCTCGTTAAATCTATAGTATCCAGAGTTATCTTGGTCGTCGTCGTAAACGTTCGTCTCGAGACCTTCCGTTATAACTACGAGGTTAATAATACCGTCTTCGACATCAGACAGTATTCTGGCAAAATCTTTTTCGTCGTAGAAGCTGAAACGTTCAATGTCGTCTCGTAGGAATGGCTTGATGTCTTCTGGGTTATCGTCTGTGATTAGTTTTACTTCAATCATCGTTTGCTCCTTTGTTTTTTGCAAAAACTTGGTGAGCCCGGTCGGATTCGAACCGACGACCCACGGCTTATGAGGCCGGCGCTCTACCAACTGAGCTACGGGCTCATTACCTTCGGGAGGATTCGAACCCCACCTCCGCCTCGCAAGGCGGCGCTCTACCATTAAGCTACCGAAGGCAAATTCAAATGTTTTCTTCGAAATGTTTAAGTGAACCCCGCGACTGGAATCAAACCAGTACCTCGCCCTATAGGGTCAATTGCGTGCTATCAACTACACCACGCGGGGGTAAAGACTACGCCAATCTAATCGGTTGCCCAAAAAGATCTAGTTACATCTAGCTCGATTCTGCCACGGAGTTTTTCACACAACCCTGGGTGTCCAACTAGATCGTTTCTGTACTTCCTGATGATTCTTATTAACCGAGCAGCTGCGGCTAATATATCCCTCTCGGCCATCTCTGGATGGTGCTCGTCGATGCTGAGGCTACACCGTGGAATCTTCTCGCCATCTCCAATGGTTTGCCTAATTGCGCCCAGTGTGGTTTCGCTCATGGCTAATCCTCCCCAAGCGTCGGCTCGAGCGACGGCTTTGCGGGTGTGATTGCATCCTTCAGTTTCTTGCCGCCATCGCGTTGGTCGACATGGACGTGAGCATGTATGGCTTCATAGTCATCCTTGACGTGATCGAAATGCTTTCTACAGATGTCGCCCAGTTTCTTTTCGTCGACGCGGTGCCACGTAACCTCATCAACCTTGATGCCGGACTCGTATTCATAAGTTCCCGGAGGGTGGCCATACCAGCCCGTAATGTCTGCTGCTATCCCGCCATATTCGACCAAGTGCGTAGAGTCTGGCGACACGAGACCACCAGCGGTGGTCCAGCCGAATCTCTCTGCGAGTGCATCGTTATCCCTTTCTGTGCGCGTTCCGTTTGTGATAATTACTTCTACTAAGGGGCCGTAGATTTCGCGTAGATCTCTATGGACCAGCTCGAGGCCAAGGAGTAATGTCTCGTGAACAACGGCAATGCCATCCTTGTTCTCAAACTCTCGTAGTTTGAAGTGCGAGGACTGTTCGAAGCTCGCGTCTTCTGCCACAATGCTGTGGCCGACCAAGATGATGGGAATCAGGCAGGTCAACCGGACGTTGTTTCTGTCTTTCATGTTTACTCTCCCTCCTCGATCCTATCCTCGTTCGCTTTCTTAATCATTTCCTGTAGGGCTCCAAGCGCCCTAATATGAGAACGCTGCGGCTTGGTGCGATACACCTCTTCTCCGTCTCTGGTGGCGACGCCAATGAACTTGATACCTTTGGGCGTCTTCTTGTCTTCGAATGTGAAGGTGTGGTTATGCATTTCTATTCCTTGTCGTCGCCGAGGCGTTTCTTTGCGTAGGCTACGAGGGCGCTTACGAAAGTAAAGTGCTTACTATAGCAGAGGGGCGTCATATCGACCAGGAGTCGTTCTTCGAAATCGTCGCACCATGATACGGTCGGTGACGTAATCGATCAGAACCCTGACGCGATCTACATAATCTTCTCGCCTATAGCGAAGGTGTAGACTAGCGACATCCTCGAAGATTTGTGCGTACCGATCACCGGCTCCATAATCGTTGCTCTTTTCCCAGTCCTGTTGGTCTAAAAAGAAATTCCACAATGTGTCCGTGATCTCAGAAATGACCGATCCCAAAGAAGTCGCCCGGCGACTCGAAAGTTGGCAATAAAAATGATCTACCAAATACCATCTTAACTCACCAAGATTCCCAGGTTTTTGAACAGCCAGCTTCGTATCCATCGGCGCAGTCTCCACCGTAGTCTCTTCTTTTTTCTCGGTGTCATTGGCTTGGGTCTCCTCTTGTTTTTCAAAACGGAAGTCCGGGTCGCTACCGAGGTCTACCATTAGTTCGCTGATAGCGTAGTTAAGGTCTTCGCGTTCGCCTGGCGTTATGTCGCCACGATCTTCAGCGTCATGCCTGACGCCCTGCAGCCTGCTAATTATTTCGAGTTTAGTTTCTGTGTCCATTTTCAGTTTGCTCCTCTGATTCGGTTGTTGTTTCTTCAGTGGTATTATCATACATGTTTTCCGTCGCTGTGTCAAGATCTTTTTTCGCGGCAGCAAGAGCTTGCTCTTTCTCGTGTAGTTTGGCCATCTCGAGGGTACAGAGGAAGGCGTGCTGCGTCAGTGGGTGCGCGTGTTGACCAACGACGTTGTCGAGTATCCATTGCTCTAGACGGGTGGAGAAGAGTTGCATTAGCCCTTCTCTCCCCTGCGTTGGTTTCTGGATTTAACCTCCCAGTCCTGTTTGTCAAACCCCCACACATCTCCACCGCAATTGGGGCAAGACCTGCAGGTGTCAGCACACATTTTTACTTTACAGTATGGGCATAACTTCAACCATTTTTGTGTCATTGCTTTGCTCCTTATGGAACCACTATATCGGGTGAGTGTTTTGAATCCACCGCCAGAGCGGTTTGCTATTTGAACCCGCCCCAGCCATCACGGGTCTGGGTGGTTGTCGTGAGAACTGATTCAACTGGTTTCTTAATTATATACGAAAGCACACCGTATTGCAAGGCGTCGTGAGCGTGGCTATATTCGTTCTTGATGGGGATGTCGCGAAAGCGCTCTTGACCGGCCACTTGCACTCGAGCAAATTGGTAGCCGCCCATAAATCCCTTACGCAGGAAAGGACAGCAAGTATTGAGGATGAAGCCCGGATTGCCACCAACGGTTTTAGACAAGAAGTCTATAACAGCCTGGCGCCTGGGGATAAGAAGGTTAGTCGGAGCCTCAACTGTATAGAGCCCCATCTTGTTGAGCTGAGAGATGCAACTCAGATCTGAGTTTGCCTGGTTCGCCTGCATGCCGGCAGGATCGCCCATGCCCGTGATGTCCATACCGCCAAAAAGGTTGGCTAGTGCCGGCATAACTGTGTTCGCAGCAAACTGCTTGATTCCGCCACGTTCACACATCCATTCGCGCAATACTCTGAGTTGACCATCAGGGGAGAGCTGCATGGCGACACAAGCCGGGGTGAGCCCAAAATCCCATCCAAGGTGAATAGGTATACCCTTAAAGATGGGGAGGTCGACTTTAGATCGGTGCATCGCCTCGCTGAACATACCATCATACACGGGTCGCCCATCAAACAGCGCTCCATATTCACCAAGAAGGTAGACCTTAATCCATTCAGGATCTTTACCTGCCACCTGTCGGGTGTAGTAAGTGAATCCCAGCTCGAGGTTGTTAACATTCTCCGCCATCGGATTGGCACGAAATCCGCCCTTTGGGGTTTTGATGAGGGCTCCGGGCTGACGGAAAAACTTCCAGCCATCCGGTCTTTCCGTTTCGGCAATACGATAGTACCAGTGGTCGTTGTCCGGCGGGTTTGTGTCCATGATAATACCGGACCAATTAAAGCCTCCATCTCGCTTCGAGGGATACCGACCAATGCGTCCAATTGCAGCATCCAGGTGTCGCTTGTTGATTTCTCTGACTTCATTAAACCATGCTCCCGTGAGTTCGAGCGACAACAGCTTTCTGTCGTCGCCAGGTTTGTCGAGCGGCAAGAAGAGGATCTCCGCATCTATCCTAGTACCGTCTGGCAATGGGACACGGAGAGTTGCGGTTATTTCAGAACCTTCCCTTATGGTGCAAAAGTGCTCGAACCAATCCTTCCAGGTGTTAAGTGTCGTCTTCTTCAGCTGCTGGTAGGTGTTACGTATGACGGCCCAGCGGCTACGGCGAACTCCGTTCACGGCTATCTGGTTCCTACACTTGAGGAAGATCTCCATACAGCACGCTACTGATTTTCCGCTACCGATTGGTCCCATAATGCCGCGCACAAGGCTATTGTCTTGGTGAAAGAGGCGGGCGGTTGGCACGGCGCGGTAGTTTATACTGATGGGTTCAGGTGACATCGCCCTCCCTTATTGTCATGTCTATCTCGATAAACACCTTCGCGCACCACGGACAACTGATGGGCCTTAAGTTGGACGCCATCTCGAAAGATTTGTCGCAGTCTATACAGGTGTATTTGTACATAACGTCAACAAGTGTTGCTTTGTTGGTGGTTCTTTCTTCAGGCATAAATTACACCTTATCTCCCAGGCTAGGCACAGGGCAAGACTCCGTCATCCAAGGACAGAGGTGGACCTTTATGCCATACATTACGATCCCTGTGTTCACGTAACAGCCCACAGGCAGGTCGTCGTGAATTCCCATCTCATCCAAAATATCATGTCCAACAAGGAAGTGGGCAAACTGTGGGAACGAAGACAGGTGCGCGTAACTATCAAGACGGTCCATCAATATCGGCACGTCGATTTCAATTATCTTTATGTCGGCGTCGACACAAGAAACTGGCAAAGTCTCGACAATGCCGCCCGTTCCTGGTATCTTGACGAAGATTTCAACCTTGTCTCCTATCATCCCTTCTTCCTCTTCGGCGCAGGGAAGATTTTCCCCGCCTCTGCCTTCTCGTGGTCAGTCTCGTAGCATTTGAGGCACTGGTGCGTCTGCGACATAAGGACGCCTCTGTCGAAGCTCTGGTGGGTTACGCTTGCTATTTCTCCGCAGGCGCATAGGTCTGGTGAATTGTCTACCATTGAAGACACCTGTATCCTTCCCGAACGCAGGCGCCCGAATGTATACATTTGTCTTTCAGATCGCAGGCATCCTTCTTCGAACAGAGGCGAACCTCTATTCGACAGCAGGCCGCACACTGGTATCTCGACCAGTCAGGCTCTTCGTTGCCACTGGCAAAGCTTTCTCGGAGGACTACCGCCCGGGCACCGCACTGGCATTTATGGTCTCGCGGGCGGATGATGTCTCCGTTCCTGTCGAGGCAGTTCGCCTCATATTCCTTCTCTTTATAAACTTTTGCGATGATTTCCCTAGACATCTCTTCGTCGGAAGCTCTTGCTTTCCCGTCGATGAATTCACATCCACGAATAGTGACTACGTTGCTTATCCAGTATGCAGACTCTCTGCTGATGTCAACGAACTGCAAGATCTCATCGGACATCTCTTCGAACGTGTCGGCGTACTTTTTCCCTGAGCGTCTGGAGAGGATACCCCATAGTTGTTTCTTGAGCTGATTGTTTGTTCTCATTCGGAATCCCCCTGCGCCATGACCTTCTCCGTAATGTTTTTGGCCAGGTCGCTATCGTCGTGGCTTTTCGCTCCACCAACCGTGTAGACCAGGCAGTTGCAGACGAGGTTTTTGGCAACCGGTTCAGTGAGTTTGACGAACTCCATGATTTTTTTTATTAGCTGGTCGGCGGTTGCGCTGTATAGTTGGCCGTGAGAATTGGACAGAATCTCTGCCAGCTCTTTTTCGAGGTGGCGGCGGGTCCAGGCGTCACGGATTTCTTGCGGGAGAGGACTGCCGAAGCCAGCAACCTGCTTCATGGCCTTGCGGTACGCATCAATAATTTGGCCGAACTCGCTGCTCCCCATCGGCAGGAGTATGTTCCATACCCCGGGTGAGTTTTCTCGGCAGACGACATCTGAAGAGCTGGCGGCATCAAAGTCGTACCAGAAGTTCAAAATAGGATCATTGCGTAAATCTCTCTTGAACTGGTAGTTCGCGAAATCCATGCTGGTTTTTTCCAGAAGCCTCGCTTCTCCCGGGTATTTTTTACCCCAAGCTTCTGATATTTCCTTTGGGATGGTCGTCATCGGGACGTCTAGCAGGTCAATTATCCTCTTGAGGTGGTCTTGCACCTTACTCCAGTCGGGCGTGTCGAGAGGGAGCCACGCATCTTTGCCGAAGGCTAGTCCCCGAAGGTCCATGACGACAGGCTCGCCGCCAGGTTCTTTGTCCATGTCGAAATAGAGTCTCAGTACGCCGTCGATTCCGTCCTCCTTTTGGTACGACATGACATAATCCGGTGTGGGGTGGTTCTCTTCATCCATTGTTTTATGGATGGCCTTCCAGGCGTCGATGTATGCCTGCGACAAGTGGGTCGAGACGCTTTTACACTCCATTCCGAGCGTGGCCCCAAGCGAAGCGAAGAGGGAGTCGAGTACTTTTTCACACTTACAGTTCAGTGGCAGGTGGATGTGGTAGGTGTAGAAGAGGCTGTTGCATCCTCTAACATATTTCCTTGATCCGCCCCGCTTTACCCTCTCCTCAGTGCCGGTCACCTCTTTATACCAATGGTGAGTTGAAAGCTCATTTGTGAAGTAGAGCTTCACAATGTGAAGCTCGCGGGTTGCGCTGTCGCGCTGCGTCATCGACCAATCGGGTGTAGAACGAGGGTTGTCTCGGCGGTAGGCGGACCACTCTTGGTCGATGTAGTCCAGAGCTGCCTGCTGCTGGGCTGTTTTTTCTCTCCGTGCCTCGTCGTGCTCTTTCCAAATGCGCGTGAACTCTTCGATGTTTTCGCGAATGGTATCGGCCAGAATTCTGGCATGATCCTCGGCCATATGTTTCATATCTGGCAGCAAGGCATTACTGAGGCATTGTGTGACGCCACCGATATACTCGCTCAAAGTCTGGTCGGTACCTAGATGAATCACAGAGGTATAGCGATGCGGATAGGCGTACAGGTGGGGAGCCGTTCCGGTTTTTACATGTGATCTGCCGCCGCAAAGCGAACAAATCTCTACGCATAGGTGGGCGTAGCGGTCTGCGGCATTTATTTTCTTAATCGTTACTGTTGCCATTAGTTTCATTGCTCCTTTGGTTGCGGGGTTCGTATTTTCCTGATGCAAGCATATTAAAGAACTCTCCAATTGAGAGTAGCTCGGTTGGTGCCTTTTTCACCGCGCAGACCATCAGGTCAGGGCGCGGGGCAACCATCACACTTGTGTGAATAGCGTCGAAGGTGTTCACGTCGACTACCTGGCTGTGCGGATGAACGCGCGCAGCTTTTACGTGCGCTGGGTATGATGGGTCGCCCAGTATCAGATAGAGGTGTGGTTCCAATTCGAAGAAGTCGCCCGTGTCGAGTGTTTGGAGTTTTACTTTGGTCATCTAGTGGCCCTCCCTATCATGAAGCCGGCCAACAAGCCGGACATAAAGGCAGCGGCGATGGCGGCTAGTGCTTGAGCTAGTGCTGGATTGTTCATGCTTACAATCCTATTACGCAGTCGCCGACCGCGTGTATACCGCCGCCAAAGAGTATGTGGGCAGTGATGTCAACGCAGATAACCGTTACTACAATTAAAAGCGCGGAGACCATGATGGTCGCCAGTGTTCCTAATATTACGTTTGCAATTTCTTCCATCTTTCCGCTCCCTTCGAGAAGGTTTTGAAAGTTTTCTGGCTTGCTATTTCCCTCTACGGCTATCATGCCGAGCGGCACCCAGGGCTGACCCTGGCGTACCAGGGCTCCAGCTCCCTCCTAACCCGAAGCAGGCCAACACGGGTGGGTTGATAAAGGTACTGTACCACAAATGGTGACGGATGTCAAGGGTTATGAATCGTCTAGCCATTCGTCATACCCCTCTTTTACTTCGTATGACCATTCGTCCTCGTCGCCATCGAGTCTATCCAGGCCGGCACCGTGGATGCCTGTTGCTACTTCCAGCAGTTTTGTTTCGATGTCGGAATCGTCGTCTGCGTAGATTGTTAGTACGAATTTCATTTGTTACTCCTCTGCTCGCTCGGTGAAGTGAGGGATGATTTCGACTTCTAGATCAGAAACTGGCATCATCAACCTTCCTTCTCGCGTTACTGCGGAACAGCCGGCACCCTCTGTTTTCTCTATCCTCATGCGCTCTTCGCCCTTTACGCCACCTGAGAGATACCTGTACATCTGGCCAAGTTTAACGTCGCGGAAGGTGAGCTTTGGTTTCGGAAGAGGGAGGGCTCTGATGCGCTCGCTCTTACCCTCGAACCTGTCGCTAAAGAAAGTGAATGGTACTACTGAGCCCAGACCATTGTGAAACGCCTCCACGTGGTCGTCATAGGTTCCAGGCATAAACTTTGCGGCTATTGTGAATGCTTGCATCGTCCTGGCTACCTCTAGCGGCATTTCTACTACGACCATCGTTTCTTCTGTTTTGAGTGTTGCTGTTACTTCGCTCATTTCTTTTGCTCCTTTTGGGTTGAGAATTATTTTTAATCACCTGGTGGCGGGGCTTGATACCCGCTCAGTATGCATCCTGCTCGGCAACATCATGACGACCCGCTCCGCCTTGGGCAGGTATCCTGCTGCGTCTTGCGGTAGCCATGGTAATAACCGGGCGTTTCCTTCAACGCCGCACCAGGTGAAGATACTGTAGCACAAATTGGCGAAGATGTCAAGGAGTTATTTTGTGGTTACGTGCCTCAAGGGCGTCGCCGGGAGTTCTAAATATATTTTTAGATCCGTTGAGGATTACTATAATACCGGCGGCCTCGTTAATCAGCGTGTAGTACACCCGCCACTCTGTGGCTCTTTGCATCCCATCTCGGCTCGACTCTATAGAGACCTTGTCGATAACTCTTTCGGCTATCTCGTCAGTTCTGTCAGTCCAGACTGTTTCACCGGCTTTGAACTCTGGTGTTGGAATATTGTTCATAGTTTGCTCCTTTGTTTTTCTATACCATACACGAAAGCGGTAGTGATGTCAAGTGCTTTCTTCGTGCATTACCATGCTATAACCCTCATACAGTGCTTTTCCTCATGGTTTCTGAAATTTTTACGAGGAATAGGTATATACGATCTCAACCACCCCGGGTGGGGTCTTCTCCAGCAGGGGGCTCCCTCGTCTCTCCGTAACTGAATGCCCGCTTCGCGGTCACGGGTGGCGGCAACTCCGGCGGCAGTTCAATGACCTCTTCGCGTATCGTGTCGCCTAAGTCTATATTGACCGTGACTGCTGCCGTGTTGACGGCCTCACTGAACATGCCGAGATGTTTGCCCATAGCGTCTAAGGCTTTGAGCCGGTCGAACAGTTCGATCTTGAATGAGCCGTCCTTCTTGGTGTTGATACTCTTGATAGCGGCACGCTCCTGAGGCGTGAGGCTGTTCAACTGTTTGAGTGTGATAGTACCATCCTGTGACTGGTCAAGGATGTCAGGTAGTGTGGTACGTATAATACCGCAATACTCAGATACCACATGAGCTAGCTCCATGCGGTTTGCCTCCATGAGAGCGTCAGCGCGAAGTTTCAAGTGATAGGCCACGGGTGGGCGAACAAACACCTTTCCGCAGTTGATGGCGTTCACCTGGCGCCCCTTGTCCTGGTAGACGCGCGCATAGGATTCGGCCTTGCTGCCGGTGAGCTCGTATGCGTCGATGAGAGCGATTTCTTTCTTGTTTAATTTTCGCAATGTAAAAAACTCCTCTTTACGTTTTGTATAGATTGTAACACTTATTGTATATAAATGTCAAATTCCTAGTGTTTCAAAATGAAACACTAGGCGTATATCGCAAAATGCCGATATACACAAATATTGTCACTAAGTGACAAAGATTGTCACGTGAATAATGACATGCAATTCTCATGCCAATATGCCAAAAGCCATAAGGTGTTGCAAATACTACACTTCCACGAATTGGCACGCAACCTGCTACATACTACGCGACAATTGAATGAAACAACCGAAAGGAAACGATAATGTATACACTCAAATTTGACGGAGTAACGATCCACACTTCAAGCGATGTAGGCTGCGACTACTGGGCAAAAACAATCGCTTACGAAGAACATACTTATGTACACGTAACTAACGAGGACGGCGAACCGTTAAGAGTTTATCATCCTCTCGGTGGAATCAAAGATCCACTGAGAGCCTAGCGCGGGGTATCAAATAGGATACACGAAGCGAAACACAACAACGGAGATCAAGGAAATGAATGCAATAACAGGCCAAGACAGACTAGATACACTCAAGGAATTAAGCGAATTACCCCATGAAGAAATGTTGACAGCCATAAGGAAGCATGCGCACACTCACAAATTCAAAGAGTGTCAATGCATGGTTTGCGGATATCTACTTACGTCCGTAGAATCGGTTTGCGGTACTTGCGTTATAGGCTTGATGTAACGCCTAGTGTCTCCCACTTGATACCCTTTCGCGGGTATCAAATAGGATACACCGAAGCGAAACACAACCAACGGAGATCAGAACAATGAACAATATTGATTTTCAGCCAAACACTATTTTAGCACATCTACTAAGTTTCAAGAATGGTTTAGCGACAGTCCTGGAAAACGAAAAAGAAAACTGGTACAGAAGTAACTTTTGGACACTGCGGCGCTGGATGGTATACAAAGGGAAGGCGAAGTGCACAGAAGAAGAATTCAAGGTCTTACCCTACGAAGAGCAAGACAAAATAAAAAAACAAATAATCAAAACAGGTCAAAAAATACCCTATGAACAAGCCGTGACGGCTTGTGAACGTAGTGTCTGGTTCACTATGTCTAACAATCAAAAACGATTTAGCTAACCCAGGCCAAGGCCTAGTGCCTCCCATCCCGCACTCTCTGGAGTGCGGGCTAGTAGACACGAAGCGAAACAGACGCAACGCAACGAAATACTTGGGAGGTAACGAGAAATGAACAGAGCACACAACGCGCAGAAGTTTGTTGACGAAAACAGAGGTATTGAAGGTGAAGCCGCTATGTTAATGGCGACAATGAAACTAGAGGTCATGCTCTTTAACAGAGATAAAGAGCAGATGCAACCATTTCTAGATCGTCTCGTGGTGCTACACAACGAAGGAAAAGGAGTAGACCTATCATGACAAAACAAGAATTCGGCAAGGCCATCGAGCTGGCAAAAAGCACGATCACGCTCACGGTGAACCGCGACACCGCGTATCTATTCAGCAAAGTAAACCGAGAGCCTGTAGAATGCACCATGCACGAATTGGCAGCATGCCTGCGCCTCACGTGTGTACACAACGATCTTGGTTGGCTTGATACAAGCCTTGACAATTTCATGGCACGCAACAACATCCGCAACATAAGGATTGCGAGTTATGAGTAACACAAAAGAATACACTGCTACATGGTCAATCCAAATTGACGCAGAATCACCAGAAGAGGCAGCAAAGATAGCAGAAGAGATATGCTCTTCGCGCCCCGACCTTGCTCGCTCTTGGGAGATCCTGGAATGCGACAACAAAGACGCAGAGCCACAAATTATAGACTTGACCGAAGTGTTAGAAAGGGAGTAGCGCGCTATGACATACAAAACAAGCTTCACACTAGCAGAGGCCGCTGGCTGGCAAACGGGGCGCATACTCACGCCAGAGGATTGCTTCTACATACTAGGACAAATTGCACGTCTGAGGATAGTGCATCCTGACTGGCAAAACCCCGAACCAGATAACGCCGATCTTGGTAGCCTAGCAGGCTCTAGTGTCGGATTGTATTACGGCCAATGCCCCTGGGCGGAATAACAAAAAAAGGAGTAACACACCATGAGTAAAACAATCAAAGATCCGTGCCCCGTTTGCAAGACAGAGGAAGTAATGTTGGAATGTCACATATGCGGCGCTGAGCTGTGCCTCAAGTGCGCAAGAGATGAGCTGTGTTCTTTTGCCATGTGCCCCGACTGTCAAAAAGAAGACCCCCTGGCAATTTGGGAATCAGACGGCTTCCGAGTGATTATGCGACCAACCGGACGCTACGACAGGTACGGAAAAACCGGAACAGCCTATAAGTTTTTCCACGAAGGTAATCTAATCTTCCGAGGTGAAGAATACTACCCAGCCCCAAGCACTAAGTGGGACTCAGAAGCAAGTCAGCTAAGCCTCCTTAGTTTCTTCGCCATGGGGTACGAAGACACAGACGACGAATTCTTCGAGGAGTACACGCCAGAACAGATAGCCTGGCGCGACGAATTCGCCGAAGAGCTAAGCATGATTGTGATGGAGCAAGAAGAAGAATTGGAAGAAGCCTAATACCCCCACGGTTCGGCTCTGCCAAGAGCCCTATCGTGGGCGCATTAGCGCAAAGGCGGAAACCCGCCAAGAAAGGATCGCACCATGTGCAAACCAAAAGTAATGACATTCGAGCAATTCCTGCAAAAGCATGATCTTGAGCCACTGGGACCAAAACCAAACCACCTCACGGGCGACTTTGAGTGCATAGAATACAATATTGGGAGAAAGGAACTTCTTGCCGAATACGATCGCTTGGTCGAGAAAGGCTTTCTACGCCCACCCACACAAGGGGAGCGCTTCGTGGCACACACCGCCGAAGAGAATCAAGGCAAGATAGACTTCGGCCACAAAACCGGCGCACAAATCAGCCAAGAGATAGGCCGGCGTGTCGTTGACTTCCGCGCCGAGATGGACTTTGGCCAATTTCACGAGTACGACCACAAAGAAGACCCTGAAGGTTTTTGTTGCAGTGTGCTCTTGGGTATGCTACACTGGTGCAACATCAACGGCCACGACTTCGACGAAGAGATGGCAAAAGCCATGGATCATTTCCGTGACGATCTCCACGATGACGATGGCCCTGGCTCAGTGAAGGCTTACATTGACGACCATATTACTAGAGGCGGCAAGGACTAGCCGTCGAGAGAGACGGAAAGGATTAAAATCACAATGGCAGGCCGACCCCGAATACGCACCGATGCCGAGAGGAAAGCCATTAGGGCAAAGCACGTTACACCCCCCATCCGCCGTATCCCTATCCTCGTCGTACCCGACGGGGAATTGTGGGAGGTAGATGGCCACTATCTCAAGGTGCCGAAGAAGTATATGGCCTACTGTCGCAAGCAGCATATGTGGTGTGGCCGCAGATGGTTTCGCCTCAATGCCCCCCTCGCTACCCCCGAGGAGCTGCTGCTGATCAAGGACCACATCGAAGCCCAAGGAAACCTGCGCAAGAAGCGCTTCAAAGAGATGCGTAAAAACGCAGCTATGACACTCGCGGACGTCGCTATGGCCTTTGGCCTCACCACTTCGAGTATATGCAGTATCGAAAAAGGCCATCAGAAATGCCTACCCTACCATGTCCTAGCGCTACGCGCTGTTGTAGAGAATTGGGAGTGGCGGCTCAAATAACCGAGCCACCACAGTTTGAAAACAATGGCGACAAAAGGACAAAAGCCGCACCAGGCTCACGCCGCACGCGGCAAAGGAGTAAACAGAATGAAGTTTGAAGACGTGCCAATACACAATGAATTCAGATTCTTAGGTCCGACTAGCGAGCGGTTAAGGGGTAAAATATTTACTAAAGTCGATCCTGAAAAGGTGGCCTTTTCGTATTTCTGGAACGCCTCTTTTGGTCACGCCGTCGATGCGCAAATGACGTTGTATACCTTTGACTACGACGAACTGCAAACGGAAGTAATAGTGTTTTAGGCACAAAGCGGAAACCCCGCGAAAGGAGTAACACATGAGTTCTTCGAAAGAACGAATCAAAATGATCTGTAAGTGGTACGCCGGAGGCTTCTGTTCAGATTCCAGCATTAAGGATTATGATCCGGAAGGCAAGAGTCCTACCCAAATTGCACAAGAATTACTGCTAGGCAAGCATACTGGAGGTCTCTACGCATTCCAGCTAGGCTACCGCACGCGCCTCACGGTGGGCGGTGAAACGGTAGATGGCAAATTCACGCTCGATCCGGATATCACCTATTATATCGGCGGCAAGGTGTTAACTCAAAAAAATCTCGAAGAGGGAGATCAAAGTATCCTTGCGCAAAACATGCGGGGCAACAACTGGGATGTCGTCATGACTCGATGCGGTCAAGCTATTCCAATCAGCGGCGAGGTCGTGATACTAGACGTATAAACACAACGCCGCACAGGGCTTACGCCGCATAGCGGCAAAGGAGAAAAGGGAAATGAAGACAAAAATAGACGAGCCGGCAGTAATGAACGGTAGCGCGGCATTCAAGCTTGCCGAGACAGCGCTCACAACATCTACCAGGGAAGTCCGTACAATGAAGGCGGAAGGCACAATTAAAGATGCCTGCGTTCTCGTTGCCCGCCTTCTCGATGAGCACAGTGACGAATGCAACAACTACTGGATTTGCCGAGTCGATGACTATATCGAGTACACCACAAACTGGTACACCTACAGGGGCTCGCAAATGGGAGTCGAAAGCTGCATGATTGCTTGGGCCAACAAGATTATGCGCCCCGTTGGAAGAATAGTGACCGCATGACCGGCCAATGCCCCAACTGCAACGCCCAATTCCTCCACCGCGTGAAGTGGTTACGCGGTGGTAGAGCCATTCACTGGTGGCAATGCACTGGCTGTACTGTCACCACGAAAGAACAGCGGTACCTAACCGAAGAAAAGGAGCAAGGAAAAGATGAGTAAAGAAAAAACTAGTCACAAGACCACGATTAAACACAAATTCAACCAAGGCGACGAGGTGTTCTTCTTGAGCACCTTTGACGATGGCAGCACAACTCGCATTACGGAGGATGTCATAAAAGACTGCACAGTCCATAGCGGTACCGGAGGATGGACAGACATCCATTACCTCAACAAGGAGGGATATTCCTACCCAGAATCCCGCGTCTTCCACTCCATTCAGGACGCAGTAGACGGCCTTAGGAAGATCCTCTACGCCGAAGTCGACAAGAAAATCAAAGACGATCTCGACCTCCTTGTAGTAAACTACGACATCGACCTTGAGCCAGCCCAGAAAGCGCCGGCGGCGGTCTCGCCGGAAGGCCTTCGCATCTCTGGCGTACCGATCGGGAGGGTGTTTTGTATTACAGACCCCGAGAATGATGCTCGGGCTATTCCTTGGCGTGGGCTCTACCTGAGGGTTGAATGTAAGCACCCAACATCAAGCAAGAGCGAACTCTGGGTCAGGGACATTTTCCTTGGTATTGACGAAACCAACAACGACATTAGGGTAAGAGCGGAAATTGAACATCCTACATTCTTTACGAAAGGTGGCGACAACTCAACCGACTACCTAGTCACCCTCCTCAAGCCGTAGGTCGCACCTCTTCAGCGGCTCCTTGACGGGAGCCGCTGAAATACGTCTCCAGCCATGTCAAACCCTCGTCACTCAACACCCCCACCCCTTCCGCCAGCGCCTTGTCGGCCGCCACTAACGCGAGCCGTATCGTCTTCTTTTGACCACGGGTGGCGTATGGATTTATATTGTAAACCAATCCCTCTACAGTCCAAGGAAACATCCCGCGCACGGCCTTTGTCTTGACGTGAGCCGTCACTCCACCATTGGGAAGTAAAGCCGACTTGACCATCTCCCCATCTAGGGCGTCACCTTTAACAACCCAGCCCTCAAAGGTATTTTTCGAGGCCTTACTCATTCAGCGCCTCTATTCCAAGCTTCACAACCTTCCGTATCCTCGGCATCAGCCGGCGGATATCTATATCAACATCCTCACTATAATGAGCCATATACTGACGAGAATTCTCCCATATGTCCTCATCTTTCCCATACAGAGAACACATAAAGACAGCGCTCGCGAACTCGGCTATTAACTCGCAATCAGAGCCCTGAAGGATGGTGTTTTTCTTGCGCCAGCGCCTTGGCCACCACTGAGGATACACAGGAATCTGGTGGTTGATATGGTGTGCTAATTCATGTGCATACGTTCGAGTATTGAAACAGAAAAGCTTTATCAGGGGTACATCCCCCTTTATATTTTTCCACCCTAAGGGACAATACCTTCCTAAGCTTTTTGTCTTGCTCTCGATCCAAAGATAAACCACATCCACCCTAAGCCTTGCAGCCATTTTATCTAACTTCTTAATAAACACTTGATCGGCATGAGATGTGAAATTATACAAATCAGGCCACTTGCAGGGATTGTGATAGAACCCCTTCGGTACCCACTTGTATTCTTTTCCAGGAACCGCCACGGACTCATTGACGTGAAGACTGTCAAGCATCCACCGGATGAGATCATCAGCTGCGTTTTGTTTCAAACCACATCCCTCCCTTCCTCGTCAACGTCGAGCCAGCGGGTGTCGCGCCAAAACGCTTCGCCTTGAGGGGCAGTTTCACACAGCTCCTCCCCCACTCCGCCATCTCGAGCCACCGATCCACTCTCCCGATCTTCTTGGGCCACCAAAGAAACGCAGCGCGCTTCTGGGTAGTGCCTATCACAGGTTCAATGAATTTCATAGGGTTAACCCCCTCTCCTTAAGAATCTTCTCAAGTTCAAACTCCATCCCAACTATCGCATCATCCTGACACTCGCCGATGTCCCAGGTCAATCTGCGAAAATATAAGGTTGACCTATTACTATTCTCTGTTTTTTCGTCAATCTGAAACCGCCACTCGTGCCGGCTATTCATCTCTCGACCAAGGCGGATACGCAAGAAAGGCTCATCGTCAACACAGGCGAGCCCTTCAACAGTAACGGTGCTGCCCTCCTTATCTTTCGGCCAACACACCCACTTCTGATAGAACAACCCGCAGTCGATCCATCCGTCTGCAATCATTTCCTTGTCTGTTTTCAGGTTCTCACTCATCGCTTCGCTCCTTATTGTATTCACAATCCTCACACATAGCCTTTGTGTTGTTGGCTATGCAGCTCGCACATACATCGCCGTGAAAGTCAACTCCTAGCTGGGCGTTCCGCTCTTTCTCTTTCCACTTCTTCAGCTCGGTGTGAATCCTTCGTGCTTCAGCATTCATAAATTATTTTTTATTCCCCAGGTCAATATCCCCAACGCGTCCGCCGTATATAGCGTCACATCCAGGTGGGGATACAGCCCAGCCACCACATCCTTAATCTCATTTTTCCTGATCGTCTTGTCCTTCGAGGAAGAGCCCTTGTGAAACGGCACACCATTCCGGTGTTCCGTTGCCAACCACTTCATCCACGTCTGTGGCGCCACCAACTCAAACGGCGGTGTCGACTGATCCTGCCCGTAACATATCCCCTTGATTATACCAACATGGTGAGCGAATTTGCAAGAAGAGGGGCCAGCATTACCTTGACGATAAAACCCGACGTTCTCAATGTAGATCTTCTGGTACACCTCGCAATTGTCGTTGCGGAGATACTCCATTAACATAGTTCCGTGCAAAACTCTCTCTTTACCTTTGCCCTTAGTGGGCATTTTATAGGCATATACCCCGAGTGGAGCACATGTCGCCACCCCACCATCCTTCCCGGGATCAATGGCTACTACAACTTGTGGCTTGCCCATCACTCAGCACCTTCCTTCCTTGCTGCCCAGGCGGCAAACTTCCGAGCGACCACACCAACGGCATCAGCCATTATCTCTTCGTTCAGCGCCTTGAGGCGCTGATTCTCTAAAAGAAGCTCCATGTTGTCAGCCTGAAGGGAGAGGGCTTCATCCACTTGCGCTTGTTCTTTATTTTTTAATCGTAAGATCCAATCTCGCTGATCCTCCACTAAGGCACGAGCATTATCTCTTTCTATTGCACAGAAACAGAGATCGCTCCTCAGTTTGGAGATCCTCTCCCGAAGTATAACCGTGTCGTCTTTCCAAAGCCAACCCATCACTCAGCCCTCCCTGTGAGCTTATCGCTCGGACAAATCCCTAGGCACTGCTGTCCAGGGATGTTGTTCTCGTCACACTCGGCACACTGGTCTTCGGCCTCCTCCTCGGTGAGGGAGGCAAAGAGCCTGTGGCCGGGCGAAAGAGGGTCTTCGCCCGGATAGGACTTCCTCTTCTTGGCCAGCTTGGTGGCTTCCGACCAAGGGATACTCCATTTACGTCCGCGCGTTATTACTTTCTCACTCTCCATCTTGATCTCTCCTTTCATCCGCTACCGGCCTATGCGGCCAGAGATGACAAACATCCCTAGAGCAATCCCTAATACCGCTCAAGCCATTACGGCCAACACTACAATGTTCTAAGCAGTTTTCAGCAATTGCATCCTTCAGTACTTGTGCCTCTTCTCTCAATTTAGCGATTATCTCATCAAGGTAGGCAAACTCTTTCATCATTTTTGCTTCATTTATCATCATTCTCCTCCTCTCATCCGCCCAGGGTATGCCTAGGGGTACGTTACACATCCTCTACAATCCCGCTCCTCGAACAGAACCACACCGTGGCTCCACGAACGACCCCAAGGTGGGGTCGAGATACCTCTTAATCGCTCTGAGACGACCACAGGCCGTCGGTCAAGGCGATTCTAGGGCCTCGTTCGAAGAATTATTTACTTCTTCCTCTACTCCCATCCGATACGGCCAGAGGGGACAGGTGCTGTGAGAGCAGTCGCTAATCAGCCTTCCAAGAGCAGGCTTAGGGCAATGCATCGCGCACAGCTCAGCTATCGCCAACCCAACCCCCGGCCCACTAGGCACCTTCCCGGCCACCACGTCAGCCACGAGGTGCTTGTGATGGACTCGTTGTGCGGGTGCTTCGTCAACCAACTCGTCGCTAAACTCGGGCGGAGGGAATTTGCTAAGCACGTCCGTTTTTCCAGAACGAAATGGAAAAGAAACACACGTATGCTTTTTACATGTGCTTGCACGGAAATCACAATCATTCCTGCAGTGCCACTGCACAGCCCCTAGCATCTTCCCCGCCAACTCTCTGAGCTTATTAAATCTCTCGTCGCTTGCATTCATTTCGTCACATCCTCCTCTGGGTCGTCGCCGCAGGCCAGGATGAGAGTCTCAGCCTCGCCTACAAGATCAGTAACCCTCATATCCCTACACGCCGATCTGTTTCCCGCATCAAGTATCGCCGCCACTAGTGTCTTTGCTTTCATCTCTCTTTGCTCCTTTAGGCCGAAGCCCTGTTTCGGTTCCATCTACACCAACCCACTCGGGTTAGTGTCTCTTTCAACCGCTTTTTCATGAGGGACAAAAGTCCCTCGCGAAAACTCGATTATTCTACCCAATATTTGCGTACCCTGTCTGAGGCCACGGGAGGAGGAGGAGAGACCGCTCTTTAGGGCTCTCTCTCCTCCCCCGTGGACCGACAGGGACATAAGTATATTATATATAAGGACTTTTGTCCTTTTGTCCCTCTGCTGTAACCCCTTTGATACCATAGACTTACCGGGAATTTGACCCCCATTTCGTGTCCCTCTGTAAGTCGTGTCATACCAACGACTTAGTGTTTTCAAAATACTTTTGTCCCTCACTTTTGTCCCTCTAATGTCCCTCCCGGGGACAGACTTTTGTCCCTCTGAAATAAAGGGGTCAGTCCCGAAACCACCTTCTCGGGCAGAGTAGAGATCCATAGGTTTAATTGATTTTCTCAAAGTATACCCCGCAGACAATAGTGTGGAACCCTGGAAACACACACCATCACATACTGCGTTCTCAGCGTGATGGTGTGTTATGGTTTCTAGAGTTCCGCTGCTCATTTACTCAGTACCTTCATTATTCTTAGTCTCCTCGGGAGAGGCTAGTTCCGCCAACGCCGCCCGCCAGTCCCAAAGGAACGTGTGCGCTGGCTGCTTCGTGAGCTTCTTTCGGAAGACAACTAGGACGTTGTCGTGCATGTTTTTGTTCGCGGTGATCTCTAACCCAGGCGCTAGCACGAACTCGATACGCGTTCCACACAACAGCCGAATCTCAGACGCATTCTCATGGCAGAACCTCATCCACTTAGCGTTAGATGTCGGCCCGAGTACCAGCACACAGCCGTTAGGCACCTTCTGTGCCTCAGCGTAAGCCTTCTGCACCCATGGCATCATGTTTCGGAATGGTGGGTTACACCAAGCGACATCTTTATGCTGATGCATAATCAGCCACGGCCTAGAGTTGCTCAGTGCATTATCTTCTTCGGTTAAAAATCTATCGCATTTTGCATTCCCTGCACTCGCGGCCACATCACTATCTGGTCGGAATTCTTCTCTGATCACGCTCCAGAAATCATCCGGCGTCTCATACTCCTGCTTGAGTTTCTTGATGCGGGCTTGTTCTTCAAAGCTTAGGGGCATGCCTTCAAGTAGTACCGGTCTGTTGTTATCCATGGTCGCCAATCCTCTCCTTAGCCAGCTCGCCATAGATACAAGGCAGTGCCAAGTTGAACTGCACTAGCAACATCTTCGCCACCACCTGCATGTCAGGGTGCGCCTTCGGCGATGTCCGCAGATTGAAGAAATGGAGCCACTCCCGAAGGTTCATGGTCATGACAATCTCTGTCTTGAGAGAATTAGGCAGCACGGAGCGGGCTTCTTGGGGTGAAGCCTTTAATTCAAGCAGCTCCATATAGGCACTTTCAACATTTTCCATGGCTCTCTGCCATATAAGAAACTGCCCAAGTTTTGGCGAATTTCCTTCATCGACAAAACACCCTGTCTGTACCATACTGTACGCTTCGCGTAAAAACTCCGGCAGCACCACTGTGATCTCACTCCCGTATTTATCCCCCGCATAGTTACAGTACCGCGTTGACTCCTGCGTGTAGCTTGCGATCCTGTGTCGCACGATCTCGTGTGTCACGCCACGGTCACACACCACCCGTGCGCTGACGGACACATGCTCTAGCACCGACATATGGCCGCGAGTAATGATTGTTCGAACGAAGGCTTCTGCCGATTGGTCGGTGATCTTGTCTTCACTCTTGTAGGCTGTGCGCCCAGCCGCCTCAATGCGCTTCATCATCTCGTCACCCGTCTCCGTGAAGAGAACCTCTGCACTTGGATTAACTATCTTCATGAGAGATCTCCTCCATCCAAACGCCGTCCCCCTGGGACGTCTTGCGATAGTCAATAATACCCCGTCCGCTTTTAAATCCGGTTACGTCAGTGATGGCTAGGCGGATACTGTCCGCATGTTTTCGGTAAGACGTCTGTGTATCGCCTCCGACTTGAGCCAGTATAGCAACGAGAGTTTTTGCCTCTACTATGCTCATGTCTACCGTTACGCCACTTGATACCTTGACAACCTCTTCCCTCTTTACCGCTTCAGCCATTATCTTCTTGCTCCTTTTGGTTTAGCCTCTCGGGCCTTGTCGCCCCAAAGCGGGGCTCATTTACATACTATCTTACCATTCTTCCTTGTCGTCAAACAAGGGATTTTTTTCGTTGTCCTTCTCGTCGGGCATGTCATGCGCTGTTCCTTTTTGGAACACCATACCATCATCAACTCCGAGACCCTTAGCCTCCTTTAACATCCGCCTCACAGTCTTGTTGGTGACATCCAGCTTGTCTGCTATTCCGTCCACATGAACAGGGGCTCCCTTACCGATGGCCCACCAGGCGCCGAAGAGCTTGTCTCCATCCGCTTTCTTTGGTCGGCCCATTGAAGAGCTTCCGCTCCCCCCATCCTCCTCGTACCCTTCCAGATCATATGACACTGTATGTATTGGGTATTCCCACCGGATGATAGACTTTTCTGCACGAGAAAACTCTCGTAGAGTCCACTCCAAAAAGAACATGTCTTTCTCGTCCTGGACCTCAGTGAGCGTACCTATGGCATCAGGGTCACGACCGAAGACACCAGAGCCGGACGTCCTGTCAATGGACGCCCGGCCGCCTTGGTGCCCTTTGGCGAAATGGCCACAGAAGACGATAGACGCGCCACTACTCCTGGCTATCCTGTCGATGCAGGCACAAAATTCACTCATGTCTTGGGCTGAATTTTCATCGCCCTGGTGGGCTTTGTACGCAGGGTCAACAATGACCACGCTATACCGCCCACCTGCTATTCGCTTGGTCAGTTCGAGGGTTAGATCGCCCATACTGAGCGGAAACCCTCGCAAATTCCACACATCGAGCGACTTCGGATTTAATCCTACATGCTTCTCAACTTCCTTGACTCGCCAGAAGAACGAGGGCGGGTCGATTTCGAGGTTGATGTAGAGTACCCGGCCCTTCTTACAGACGTTACCTAGCCAATCGCCGCCAATTGATATAGCGTGTGCCAGTTCGATGAGCGCAAATGACTTCGAGGCCTTGGATGGTCCACTCAGTAGCATCTTATGGCCCTGCCTCAGAATCCCCTCTATCACCTCTGGCGCCAGCTCCGGTGGATGTACCTCCCAGTCGCTGAACTTCTGGAATGGCGGCAGGCCATCCTTCACATCTGAGAGATGGTCGATCCATTCGTACCAAGAGGCACATCCCACGTGTCGCGCGATCAGGAACTGCGGTCGTCGGTCACGGTAGCACCCAGGTATTCGGCTCAACCTTGAGGGGTTCTTGTTCTGTTTGTCGAGCAGGGGGATGTCCTTGTCGAGCAACATCCCGGAAGGCGTAGAGCGACCGTAACTATCCAGCAGCTCGTACAGCTCCTTCACCCTGGCGTCATAGAGCTTTCGGTCGGTGCCCGCATCCACCTTCACGGTGAAGTGGAGGCTTCGCCGGCCAGAATGTACTACTGTGGAGCACGGCACTCTGAGTTGGTTTACAATATCCCATTGGTCAGTAATAGACAGGTTGTCCATTTCAACCAAGGCGTGACGGTAATCGGTGACGTTTGAATCCTTAATCCCCTTTCCGTCCATAGGGTTGATTCTTGCCCACACCCCCGCTGGACTCTCGTAAGCAGCACCAAGGGCGTTGTAATCATAGACGCTGCCGGCTTGTTGGTCGGCTATCCACTCGCCCACATTGGCCGAAGTACCCCGACCTCGCGGGATGCACTTTCCGTCCCTCTCAGAGTAGTTGGCGTTCCAGGAAAAGATCTCATCCTTCTCGAAGAGAGCTTCCAACCACTCCTTTGTGTCACCCATGTAAAAATCGGGATCGGCCTCAAACGGATGGTGGAAAACATCACCATCCGTTGCCTCGCCGCCCATGGCAGCGGGATGTGTCAATTGGGCGCTGTCCCTACTCTTCGAGGTATCAGCTCTACTCTTTGGGGAGCGCTTCTCCCAGGGTGGGTTGGCAACAACATCCCGCTCCATGGCCGACTGAAGGGTCGTGCTAATCTCTTCTTCTGATAACCCATCCCGCGCAGCGCAAGGGATGAGATTGTCCTGTATCCAGGAGTCGCTCTTCCCATCCTCTCGAGCGAAAAGAACCGCTGTGAAGAACGTGGCGTTCCTCTCACCCTCGGGTGTGGTAGTACTCATATATTCCCTGAGTGAGATCAAAGGTAACTCCTTATTTTTTTACGGGCTCCCCGCCCCAACCATTAAGGATCTCGACTTCTTTACCATTGTGGTCACCGTGCATCCGAAATGTTGAGAAATTAGCTCTCATAGTATTAGGCTGTTCGCTGTTGTAGCTCACAGCGTTAAGCCTTAAATACTCAGCTAAAATACCTACGTAAGGCTTTGTATTCTTAAACCGAAAGATGTCCCCTGGCTCAAGGTCCACCTGTAGGAGTTTCTTCGACTCGGGCGGGAGGGGCTTAGCCCTGAGCCACTTCTCGCTAAAATTAAACATCTCGTGCGGTTTTATAGAAACAAACAACTGCATGTCGAGTACAGCGTCGAGCGCTTCATAAACGGGCTCGGCATACTCGTCAAACGTCCCTATACCGCCCGTGACTAAGGCGGTTAGCGACCCTACCGTCTCCGCCACGCTGCGAGGCATCGTTAGTACGATAAGATCCTCTCCGCCAATGACGCTTTTAACTTCTGCTGTTACTTTAGTGAGATCGTTTTCCATGGTTATTTTCTCCTCTTGGTTTCCTCGATCTTGTTGTGCCACCTCTCAGTTATTTGAAGCAAGAGCGGCATCGTATCTCTCACTTCATCTATCACGCGGTGTAGGGCGCCGTGCTCGTGTTTGTACTTCAGCCACGCCTGTGATACCTCGCCCACCTCTTCCATCAGGGCTAGTAGTAGGGTTTCAATATCCTGAAACCCCCACTTGTCAATATTTTCTAGCGCCTTCTCTTGTGCTCTGATAAGTTCTTGGTTGAATAGGCGTATCATCTTCTTTTCTGTCATGGCTATTTTTCTCCCTTGTTCCGTGGAATATTCCACTCAATATCGCTCCACTCGTGAGCGAGGGGTTTGTTAGGTACAAAAGATTTTTCGTCAACCACGCTCAGGAACCCCTCTAAAAAGCTCCTGACATAATCCACCGACTGCTCAGGCCCGAGAACCTTGCTCCAGCGAGAGTTCCAGGGCCGAGGCACCAGCACCCCCGTGCCGCCCGCTGCGTTCCAGGCGTCGATGGTCTCTTCCTTGTCGTCGACTAGCACATTACCCTCTCGAGCGAGCAGGGCTTTGTCCTTGCTTGACGAGACCATGATGGTTCTGGTATAAGGAAGGTGCTTTTTGAGCCATAAAGCTTTGCCAGCAGCAGATCGAGCTGCATAGTCACCAGCACCGATACAGGTTAGGACACGAGGAGACATTAATCCCGCGAAACCCTTGAAGAAATTTACGAGTTTAAGCATCTCCGTGTGTGGTGCAAGGTTTGCCCACCAGCCGGTGTTCATTTTTTCCGGGTCGTACCATGACTCGACCTCCACCCCTAATTCCTTAAGCGCCGGCTCAATCTTCCACCCGCAGTTGGTTGGGTAGTCGTACCATTGGGCCAGGTCA